TAGATACAACAGATGATAATTGAGTTCTTGACATTATGATCTAATAGAGTTGAACTGATAGTTGTATCCAGCACCAAGATCGCCATTAGCAGTATTATCAGCAATAGCAGTTATATTTAATATAGTTGGATCAATTTGAACGATTTGATTTAATGCTGAAACGATATCATAAGATTCTGGTTTAACTTGCCATTCAAAATATGCACCATCCAAAGATGTAATATTTAATCCATTTACCTGCACTAGACCATTTTCATAATCAATAGTTCCTTGTGTTCTGTTCACAAACACTTTGTCTAAGTTTGAATTTAAATAGTATAAACGAATGTTTCCAACAGCATCATCATCAAGATAGTGAACTTTAGTACTACCTGGAATATAGAATCCAGTAGATGAAAACACCTCACCTTGTTTACCACCATCTTGAGAAATAGGGTTAATTAAATTCAATACATATTGAGCATTAACACCATATTGTGGGCTATGTGGGTGACGAACCATTAATCGAGTAATATTATTAATAATAGAAGGATCTGCTTGATCGATAATGCCTGTTAATTTTGTGTAACGAAGGACGCCATCAAACTTTTGTAACTCATTAGTATCATAATCTAAAATTGCAGCTTTGACAATACTTTCAATTTGTGCAGCAGTTTTAGTAGTTTCTTTAGGATTGTAATGAACAAAGGATGTCACTTTAATATTAAAATATTCTGGATCAACAATCTCTGGTGTAATAGAAACAACACTTCTTGGATTAAGGATCTCTGTGGAGATTAATTCTTTTTGTTGATTAGTTAATTTACTAGCATCTTTTGGTTTAATACAAATATAAGTCTTGCCATAAACTGGTGGGTTATTATCTTCACCACCCCAAACTGATACGGTTTGAGCAGCAGGGAATTTACTGTATATTAATGCTTTATAATCATCTGGAGTTACTGCACGATTTTGCGCAGCAAATAATCGTGGTGCGTTAAACTTAATTGAATCAATATCTTCTGATGCAGCACCATTTGAGGCAGCATCAACAGTAACAACTGACAAGTTACTACCTAGTACTGATACTCCATTATATGTGAAAATTTTTGCAGAGTTTGGTGCTTCTAAACTTGAAACAAAATAGTTAATTGTGACAACATTACCTGTAGTTAACCCAACACCTAATACACCATCACCAAATGTAATCTCATAAAGACCATCATCAATTTCTTTTAAGAAATATACTTTTGTGGTATCAGTAACTGCTGTTAAATCTTCTGCTCTTGTAAATGTTTCATACATATCTGATGTAGAAGATTCTTGAACTTGAACAGACAAAGTAGAAACATCAATATTTGCATTAGGAATAATATAACGAACACCAGAGGCAACTGTATATTTGTATGATAATGGTGTTCCCTCAACAATATTTAAATTAGAAAATATATAATTACCACCAGTGCTTCTTGAAACAGTAACATCTTCTAAATTATAAAATATATAAGATGTTCCATTAATAGAAGTTGTAAATGGTTGTTGTGCTGGCAGGGTTGCAACAGATGGACTAGAAGTTGGGGCACTAATTGTAGCATTAACAACTGCTCTAGCGCAGACAGCAGATCTTGGAGTATAACCAAGCATTTTTGATAAAGATACTACTGATGCTCTTTTACTCGCAGAATCAAGAAACATTTCATTTACTGCTAAGTTAGTGTAAATACCATTATAGTGGGTATTATATGCAAGTAAATCTATAAGAACTGACAATCCCGATCCCTCAAAGTCATAGTCTTGAAACTCAGTCTGACCTTTAAGAAATGTTTTAAGATTAGTTTTAATCGTATCAAAGTCTAACTCTGATACACTCATTCTTTTACTAGTTGTAGTGATTGCCATTTATCGTGTTCTCTCTAAGGCTAAATCGAGAGTAAGTGGTCTCTCGGTGTTGACAATTTTAAATTCTAAAGTTATATAAACTTCATTTGCATCTGAATAGTCATCGACTCTTACATCAATAATGTTAACTCTTGGTTCAAAATTATTAATAACATCGATGACTGCTCTCTGGAGCATAACATTAAACATTGGTCCAGGTAGATCGAATAATAACTGTCTAATAGGAGATCCAATTTCGCTATGAAATGGTCTCTCATAGTTTCTGGTCAGTAATAGATTTTTGACAGACTGTTTGATGGCATCCTCATCAAATCTACGAGTTATGTCTCCAGTCACTGGATGTGCAGTGAAGTTAAGATCTAAATCCGAGAAAATTCTTGTATTTCTTGCCATATCGTTTATTTAGGTTATTCTATGAAAGTGTTAAAACCTTCTCCACCAACTTTGTCTCCATCTGCTATTTGATCTCCGTATCTGGCTACTGCCTTACCCTCAAAGAAGGTTTTTGAAGATCCAGTTACAATTTCTCGTTGGGCAGCACTATGAGTGACTAATCCTACCTGATGTGGTTGATATTGGTCTCCTACGAGTGCTATTCTCATTCCCTGCACAAAAGTTTTAACTGCTTGATTCTTGTAAGTTAAAGGAGTCGCTGGTCCATCTATACCCTGAGACAAATCTCCCTCTTTAGCAAATCCACCCATGTTTAACTCTTCTTAGGAGGAGCAGGAATATCTTCAAGCAGAATAAATCCGCCATTTACATTCCCTTTATAAACTGAATCATTTACCATAGTGAATGCTTGTTTTCTTCTAGAGTTGGCATTGTAAGATACATGAATCCAGCAGACATTTGGATAACGATATTCTAAGATTAATTGATCATATGGAAGAACTTTTTCTAGTAAAACAGCAATATCATAAGTCTTTTTATACTGCTGAAAATCTCTAGTTTTTGGCATAATACCAATATCAAATGCTCTACCCTTAGGATGGTCAGATGTTGGAGACTCACCTCCAGTTAATCCTCTCAAACGATAACCTGAGTTAATCATCCATGTTTTGTTTATACCATCTATTCCTCTAGGTAAAACTTGTAATGCTGGTTCCAAAATATTTTGACAAGTCTGGGCTAGATTACATACAATTTCTGACACAGTGTATAGTTTTTCTGGACCAGTTTTAGAATCTTTTAACATCTGATCAACTAACTTATGTTTACCACCAGTACCACCTTCCATTAACATACCCAAAACAAAGTTAGTTGACATTCTAAAATCATTTGTAAAGTTTTTAGTATTATAGATGATTTGGCAATCAACAGGAACAGTTGTCTTATTACCCTTGGTTGGAGGTGCAGCATCTACTGGAGCAACTGGCGCAGGATTTGCTACACCCTCTGCTTTTTGTTCTTTGTTTATTATTGCACGACCTTCTGGAGTATCAAAGTCAGATGGTGTTTCTGCTCCAGCCTTTTCTTCAAATGCTCTTTCTCTTGGGGCTTCATATGGTATGAATTTTAAAGTAGGTGTTCCAATATCAGGTGGAGTGAGAGCAACTGGTTGAACTACAATAGTCTCAGTTCCAGCTGCACCATTACCGAACTGACCTTGAGTGTAATCTGCAGAAAGAACTCCACCAACTTTAATATCCATAGTACCGCTGGATTGTAAATTAACTTTACTAGATCCAAGCATATTAATAGATCCAGATGAAACTAGACTATACTCTTTTGCACTAAGACTAAGGTAGTTATCGGCTAGATGATTTATGTTTGCAGCTTGAACATTATAATCTCCAGCAACTTTAAGATTAAAGTTACCACCAACAGCCATATTAACATCACTATGCACACCAAGAGTTAAAGTATCACCAACATTAACTGTTGCACTACCTTCTACTTGAATATTAGCCTGATTACGAGCATAAATGTTTGTATTACCTTCTACTGTAATATTCAACTCTCCAGCAACAGATACGCATCCATTTTTATCCATGATGATGTAATTGTCACCAATAATATAATTGATTTGAGATCCAGAAGGATCTATCTCACTAAATGTTCCTGAACGATGATATGTATGAATTCTTTCGTATCCTGGAGTATCATCAAATTCTTGTACATGTCCAGATTCTGTTTCTAATACTTTATTAAATGGATATTGTGCACCATAAGCAGCTTCTGGTTGATCCCAATTTCCTCCATTGTTGGCTTTTGGTACTGTTCGTTTTCTTAATGCATCTTTTTTCTTAAGCACTGTACCATCAATAATACCTCGTGCTAAACGATTAGTGTCAGGTTCACCAACATAATCTTTTAGTGGATACTTATTATTTGGATCTCTGAACCCAATAGTATCAGATCCAGTCTTAACAGACTCGGCAGATGGTTGAGGTAAAGTAACTACACCTACTGGTGGTTGATCTATTTTAGCTGGACCAGCATCTTTCTCACCACCAACTTCTGATGAGTATCCATAAAAATACTCATAATAAGATTTTTTAAGTTCTGCAATAGCTGGAGTGTTGTTACCAACTTTTGCTTTAGCTGCATAAAAATATCCAGGATGAGCATTAGGACTGATACCAGATGGAACATTTAATTTAAGAAATAGTGCAGCAATAACTGCTGCTGCATTTATATCATTGTTTATAGAATCTGGATCATTAACAATGTTAAGATTGTATCCATACTTTGCAGCTTCTTTTTGGAATCGTTCATAATTAGGTTTACCAGTTAGCTGAATAAACCCTCTTCCATAATACTTTCCACCTTCATCCGCAGTTTTATTACCAACTAATTTTCCATTACCATTTGGACCATATGCCCATGAGAAAAATTGATAACGAGTCAGTCCTTTTTTTCTAGCATTAGAGTATTGTTCTGCTTCTGCATCCGTGGCAAATTTAAAAATAGTTTTCAAATATGCAGGTTTGCTATATTGGTAATCTTCATCATTCGGTGTAATCCAACGACTCTCACCTCCACAAATACCTAGCAAAGCGCACTTCTGTTCTTTAGTTGTTAATCCAACTTTATCACACGCTTCAAGAAGTGCCTTAATACCTAGAGTAGAAAGATTAGAATTTGGAGATTCTTTTGGTGGTGGTACAGTAGGTATAGATGAATTTACAGGGGTTTTCTTTAATGTATCTTTAGGTGTAAATGGGTTTATGCTAGCGATAAAATCATTAACTTTAGTACTCTGAATTGCTTCTAAGTTAGATGGTGCTGCTTCAAAAGTTACAATGTTTTCTTCATACTTTAAAACTGGTTTACTAATTGTGATTTTAGTACCACTATCAATAGAAACAATAGTAGTTTCTGATGGAATACCAAAAGCTACAACCTTCATATTTGGTTTTAAGTCTTTTGTTAAATTAGTAGCATCATATTCTGGATCATAGAATGTTAATTGTACTCCAGTGGTTGGTCCAGGAATAGTTCTTAATGATATTTTTTCTACCTTTACCGTAGAACTAATTGGTGTATTATCATCTGCGTCAATAGGTGCTGGTGTAGAAGGAATACCTCCAACTGTACCAATCATAATCGGTTGTTGGTGATTATCATCCGCAAATATAACAATAACAGATGTTCCTTCAACTGGTCCAATTGGCGATGACCCAATTCCATTCATTGCAGCAGAAGTGACTGGCTGCATTGGATGTGCCCATGGCAAATCAGCAGTTGGTAATTGAGACTTATCATGGGTGTGTAGTCCAACAACTCGGACTTGACAACGACCAAGTTTTAGTGGATCAATTCTATTTTCTACAACACCATAGTAAAAATTCATTATTTGTTCCTATTCATATCCATCTGAGAAGATTCTTTAATTAGTTGCATATGACACTCATGTTTTTCTCTGTCCACATGGTGATTTATAGCTGCAATTAAATAGTATCCTGAAAACATTTTATCAGTTGTATCTTTATCTTTAACAGAAAATGGTTCTATTCTATTCAATACCACTCCAACTTTTTGTCCAACTGTATAATCTGTTCTTCCTGGAACTGTGATGTCTAATTTATTCGCTTCTGCTAATTTCATTGTTGAAATTCTCTGTTGAAACGATTTAGCATTAGTAACATCTTCAAAACCATTAAAGTTACCAAAATCTTTTGGAAAATTAATAAGGGTAGAGTTTGCTCTAAAAATGGCTTTATCAGAATTTACTGGATACTTATTTAAATGCTTTTGATCTGGAAATCGATCAAACATATTGTAATTCTTGACTGAATAAGTTTTCTTCGTAATATCATACATAATTTGTCTTGAGGATAACATACCATTACTAATTCTATCCATGTAATCATATGCTACTGGAATACTGATATCAGTAATTCTTTTAAAGTCTTCGTTTACATTTCGAACATCTGATCCGTTTGGCAATTTATCACGAGTATATTTGTCATATGTAAATTCTTGGTACATCTTACCTTGATATAGTTGTTCCAAACTAATAAAATAGAATCCATCTCTATTCTCAAAGAAAACATAGTTTGGAGTCTTATTCGTATTCACTGCATGTTCACATAGATACTGAATATTTTTAACTGGTGACCAATAGTTAGAAATATATTTTACATTGCTTAAAGTTGGTTCAACAAAAACTTTCTTTTTAGTTTCTAATCCAAAAACTTTATCTTCAAGAAATGGTTTAACTAAATTTGAAACTTTATCGCCAAAAACTCTACTAACCTTTTTATTAAGATCAGTTATAGCCTCAACAGAAATAAAGTGCATTTGATAAATTACGGAACGATCTCCAAGCAATTCTCTGTCTGTTAGTTTATAGATGTAGTAAGTGCCTTTAAGACCATTAACTTTACCAGCTAAACCTGGAGTTGTTATGTCTAACTCAAGATATTCCTCACCAATGAATGGGAATAGGTTAATAAAATCTAATGATTCTTTAACGATTATACTACCAGTTATAAATGGTGAAAATAAATCTTCATAAAATTGAACAGTTAAAACTTGAGTGGTAATGTCCTGCCCAAATCCTTTTTGAGTAGTTATTTTAACCTTGTTGATGCTGACATCGCCAGCAAATCTCAATTGTTGACTAGAAGCCATTATATCAATTCTTTAAATTGTGTCAATACACTAGTTATTAATTCTGGAGAAATTATTTTAATTCTTCTTTTGGCTTCGTTTAAAGATCTTTCATAATCATCATTAGATACTGATACTGCACCAGTGGCAGTAGAGTTTACAACAAAACCCGCAGCATTAACATAATGTTTAGTTGCGTATCGTTGAGCACAATAGGTATCTACGATATGTTTTTCTAATGCAAATTCAGTTAATGGGAAGTCAGAGATATAATCATGTTTTTGATTTGCCAGCATAATGATCCAGTGGTATTCAGGATCACCATATATTTTTTCAGCAATAATTTCTGGAGTCTCTCCATCAATAATATCATACTCATCATAGAGAGCAATATTTTCTAACAGTTCTTTTCTGAAACGAATGTTTCTAGTTATATCAGTAGTTACTGTAGTTTTTGTACTATTACCATATTTGAAGTCGTATAAAAACTTTGGAAATTGATCGAAGTACATTATAGACCCTCTGAAATTTTGTCTTTGGTGAGAAGAGCAAGTTCTTGGAACATCATAGTCACATTAATCTGTGTCGGCATACCATTTGCAAATGTAGTAAATGCACCATTAGGTGTATAGTTGACTGACATCTCTTTTAATACGCAAGATGTATGACGATGAATATTTTGATTTTCTATTCCATTGTTATAGTAAAAGATATCAAACTCAGATGGATAAATGTAAATAAAATTATTATTATCTTTAAACTCAGGATGCATATGGAACTTAAATGTCTTGATAATATTTAAAACATTGGCAGCTTCTTTTTCATTTCTTGGAAAGAATTGATAATCAAAACTAAATGATCTAAAGTCAACTCCCTTGAATATCTGTTCCTTTTTAGGATTCGATGCCATGCCAGTTGCAGCGGATAACCCTGCTGCATTTGGACCTTTAGATAATGCCAGATTTGTAATGATAGCTTGTGCTGGTTCTGCTAATCCTTTGGCAGAGCCAGCATCAACTGCAGCCAACAATTCCTGAGAAGCAGTAGTTGCCATTTGAAGAGCACCTGTATCTTCATCGCCCCACTGCATACCATATCTAATCTGTAACTGATTTGGTACATGCATGGCAATGGCAGTCTTTAATCTTTTCTGGGCACGAGATGCCGATGCAGCCATTGTTGTAGTAGTTGCAGCACCCACTTCAGCTAACACAGCTGCAGTTCCAGCAACTTTACCGACACCCAATGCTTCTCCAAGAACAGCACCACCAACAATTAATCCAGTCTGCGATGCAAGTAGTTTATCAGTTGTCAAATTTTGAGCAATTAAGTCTCCACGATCTCTTGGTGTAATATTTTCTACAAAATTATCTGCCTTTAGAGATTTTGCTAGTTTAGAATCAATTGCGATATTAATGTAAAATATAACATAGTTTCCGCCATACTCTTTATTATCTGACAACAAATCACTTGGATACATGTGTTGTTTCACTTCATAAGGAGACGCTTCAGCATTTCCTTTATGTAATTCTGCCCCTCTTGTACTACCCATATAAGGTGGAGCACTAAGTGAAGATGCTTTATCTCTAACAGCTTGTACAGCTGAAGATGCTTGATTTCTAAGATCTGATGGGATTGACATTTATTGGGTTTACCCTAAATATGGTTATTGTTATCCTAATTAGTTATTTATGTTCCACAAGAGAAAGTATATTCCTATATTCCCAGAAAAATATACAGGGGATCCTTCAAACATTATTATGAGATCCAGCTGGGAAACAAGATTCGCTTCATGGTGTGATAAAAACCCTAGTGTATTGAAGTGGAGTTCTGAGGAAACGATTATACCATATAAGTGTCCAACAGATAATCGAATTCATCGATATTTTGTGGATTTTAAGATTACCGTAACTACAGGTAAAACCTATCTGGTTGAAGTTAAACCAAAAACACAAACCCAACCACCTATTTATCCTGGAAAGAGAACCCAAAGATACTTACAAGAGTCTTTAGCGTTTATGAAAAACCAAGCAAAGTGGGAGGCTGCAAATGAGTTTGCCAAGGATCGAGGATGGGAGTTCAAGATTATAACTGAACACGAGTTGGGTCTAGCACCTAAATAAGAGTATGGCTAAAAATTCAACAATGCTAGATGTATTCGAGCGAAACAAATATGACTTGGCGACCAGCGTCAGAAAGTCTAAGGGATGGTTCGACCAACAAGTCACTCTGCTGACTAAGCAACAACTCACCCCAGCAAAAGTATTAAATGGAAACACTGATGATTTGGTCACTAGAATTATGCCTGGACGACTATACATGTATGGTTACGATCCTAAAGGTAAAAAAGATCTTCCATACTATGATAGGTTTCCTTTAGTTTTTCCATTTAGCAGAACACCAGATGGATTTATGGGATTGAATATGCATTATCTCCCTTATCATTTAAGGATTAGACTCCTCGATGCGTTGTTAGTGTTTAAATCTAACAATCGTATGGACGAAACAACAAGACTAAAGTATTCGTGGCAAGTTATAGATGGTGTATCTAGATTTGCAGCTGCACAACCTTGTGTTAAACAATATTTAACTGGTCATGTAAGAACACAATTTAGACAAATTAATGCTGATGATTGGGCTACCGCTATGTTACTTCCAGTTGAAAGATTTGTCGGTGCATCTAAACAAGAAATCTGGTCGGACTCGATCAAGAAAATAAGAAGGGCTTAAAATGGCACTTAATTTACCTTTTCTTACTAAAGATACTGTAAGGAAAGATGCTAAACCAAATAAAATTAACCAGTTTATATCTGAAGTTAAAACTGGTGCGCTGGCAAGAACCAATAGATTTGGTGTAGAATTCACTCCACCTGCTGGAATAAATCCAGGTAATCTACAGAAAATTTTGTTGTTCTGTGATACAGTCCAGCTTCCAGGAATAAATTATTCTACTGTTCAGAATAGAACATTCGGTGAATTTCGTGAAGTGCCTTATGAAAAACTATACGAACCAATAAATTTAACTTTTTATGTTGACAATGATATGATGGTTAAGAAAATGTTTGATGATTGGATGAGTTTAATTTCTAATCCTGACACAAGAACTTATAGTTATTATGACACTTATATTGCCAAAAAAATCACGATTGAAGTTCAAGATATTAATGATAAAACAAGATATCAGGTTGAGTTGTATGAAGCATATCCAAAAAATATGAATGCAGTAAACTTAGATAATGCTTCTAAAGATGTTATGAAACTAACTGTTAATATGCAGTACAAATACTGGAAGGCAACTCCAATATCACAATTGGCAGACGATCAAAAGATTCCTACCAGTTTCATTGATAAAATGACTAAGAATTTTACAGGATTCCAAGAAACATTGAATAGAACATTGGGTTCAACAGCAGGTAACTTTGTTACTGGTTCTGTTCTATCATATGGAGTAACTAAACTTCCAGGATTATTGAAGTTCTAATAAATACATCATTAAGGATTGCGAATGAAAATTGATGAAACATTATCTGCCGAGTTTGGTATACAACCAATGGGCAACACTGAAGTGATAACAAAGACTGGAGAAGTTATTAACGACTCTACAAATAAAATTCAAGACGACTTCGATGTCACTCGAGGTAATCTTCGCATTTTACTCCAGCAAGGGCAGGAAGCACTACAGAAGTCACTTGATGTGGCTATGCAGTCTGAACATCCAAGAGCATTTGAAGTTGTTGGAAATTTAATGAAACAGTTGGCTGATATAAACCAACAGTTATTAGATCTACATCAACAGAAGCAAAAACTGGATACACCTAAAGAGGGATCCAGAAAAGAAGTGACGAATAACAATGTTATCTTTACAGGTAGCACTGCTGAGTTGAATAAGTTAATTAAGAATATGTCTAAAGGAGAATAATTATGGCTTTACCTATGAATAGTACACCAATTTATAACTTGGTGATTCCGTCAACTAAGAAGTCTATTACATATAGACCATTTTTAGTTAAAGATCAAAAAACACTTTTGATAGCACAGCAAAGTGATGATCAAAGAATTATGATTGATAGTTTAAAAGAAGTTATTAAATCATGCGTTACAGAACCTATTGAAATTAATAAACTGGCAATCTTTGATATCGAATACATTTTTACCCAGCTAAGATCTAAGTCTGTTGGTGAAACTGTAGATATCGTATTATCTTGTGATGAAGATCACGGAGAAGATAATGCAAAGGCTAAGATTCAGCATACAGTAGATTTATCGCAATTAACTGTACAAGAAAAAGAAGGACACACTAACAAGATTGAGTTGTTTGGTACTGTCGGTGTAGTTATGAAGTATCCTAATATTGATGATGTTAAAAAACTACAAGGTGGTGAAGTAACAGCTGATGATACATTTAAATTAGTGGCTTCATCAATTGACTACATTTATGATGCAGATGCAGTGTATCATGCAAAAGATCAAACTGAACAAGAACTCATGGATTTTATTAACAACTTGACTTCTGAACAGTTTGGTAAAATACAAAGTTTCTTTGATACTATGCCGAAACTAACACACACTGTTAATTATAATTGTCCTGTTTGTAACAAAGCGCATACCATCCTGTTGGAGGGAATGCAAAGTTTTTTTTAATAAACCTTTGTCATGACAGCTTGGTGAATCATTATAAAATGAATTTTGCCTTGATGCAGTACCACAAATATGCTCTATCAGATATTGATAACATGTTACCGTTCGAGCGAGAGGTCTATGTCTTTATGTTAAAAGAATACTTAGAAGAAGAAAAGAAACGACTAGAGAGCAAATAAATGGAACTCGTACTTCAAAAACAATCTAATCAGCTGGCTGAATCAGGCAGTAGACCAATAGGATCCTCTGGTGGCGGAGGTGGCTCAGGTGCAGCTGGTGGAATGGGTAACTTGGCGCAGGAACTAATTGGTTCTTTACAAGATTTAACATCTGGTATAAGAAAGTTAGTAACTGCTGTTCAATTTAATACTAGAGCGATTAGTAGTATACCATCTGCTGGTGGTGGCGATGGCAAAGGTTTAGAAAACGAAATTGAAGGTAATAGAGCAAGAGATGCTCAGACTGGATTGTTGCTTAAAATTGAAGAAAACACTCGTAGTATGGGTGGTAAAGATGAAAAGAAAGACGATAAGAAAAAAGAAGGTTGGACTTGGTTAGACACTATTAAAACTTTCGGTCTTGCGATTGCTGCTGCGCTTGGTACAATATCTGGGTTATTCACAGCACAAATTAAAACTATGAAATTCTTCGGTAGTCTTCTAATGAAAGCTGCTGAAGGTATTGGTGATATATTCAAAAGATTCGCAAAGTTTCTAGGATTAGATGAAATTGGTGCAAACATCCAAGAGAAGTTTAAACGAATTGCTACTTTTGTTGAGGATATCACCAAAGGTTTAAGAGAAAGAATCGGTAATATTGGTAAATCAATATCTACATTCTTTGAAGAATCCATGGCGAAGTTTAAAAAGTATTTCTCTTTCTTTGAAGAGTCTGACATCGGTAAAAAGATAAAGAGCACGATTGCTGCTGTTCAGGATGCCTTTACTAATTTTTTACCTAATCTTCAAAAAAGTTTCTCTGGATTTGATAAAGATGGACCAATTGGAAAGATCTTCAAGGGAATTAAAGACTTTTTCTCAAGTATGGGGACATATTTTGATGACTTCGCTAAAATGTTTAGGGTCGTTGGTAAAGTTGTAGCAAAGATTGCTTATCCACTTGGTATCATTATGGGTATATGGGATACAATTCAAGGTGCTATTGCAGGGTATGAAACTGGTGGCATACTAGGTGCAATCAAAGGTGGTAT